GTTAGTGGCAGTTCCAGAAATAGAGCTTGAAAGACCAGCACCACCTGTACCGCCCGCACCTGCTGCGCCAGCCACACCTACAGCCGCAGAACCACCGCCGCCACCGCCCGATGCTGTTGCGCTATTTACACCTGCGCCACCTGCAAAGCCTTGTCCAGATGTTCCTGCTCCACCTGTACCAGCAATTCCGTTTGCGCCGCCACCACCGCCGCCTGATGCGCCTGCTATTCCATTGCCAAAAGAATCAGAAAACGATGCAGTTAATCCACCACCGCCACCGCCTGTAGCTGTTGCTAATGTGGATAAAACGGAACTTGTACCGTTAGTCGATTGAACTCTTGTCGAGCCGTTGCCTCCTGTACCGCCTGCACCAACCGTGACGGAGTAACTAACACCAAGAGAAAATGTAGTGCTTCCAGATAAAACTCCGCCGCCGCCACCGCCGCCGCTTCGTGCATCAAATCCGCCCGCACCCGCGCCACCACCGACAACAAGATAAGACATGGCATATTGTTGGTTGTTTGTAGAATTTACACTAAACCAAAAGCTACCGTTCCAATATTCAATAGCGCCTAAAGTAGTGTTATATCTTGTATATCCAGCAGAATTAGATGCTGGCCTTTGTGCTGTAGTGCCAGAAGGTATTTGAATAAAACCTGTAGCTGTGGAGGTAATATTTCCGTTTAGTGCAGTAGCACCAGAGACGGTTACGTTGTTTGCAAAAGTAGCGGTCTGTGTATTGCTTAGAGTTAAAGCAACAGTGTTTGCACCGCCAGTAGTAAATACTACGTTACCCGTAGTGTCGGCAGTAACCTTAAAGGCTGTAGTGACTGTATTGCCAGCGCTAATAATACTCATTTAAATTACCGTCCAAGTCTGACCGCTTGCAATCGTTACTGTTACGCCGTTAGCAGTTGTAATTGGGCCTACTGAGAAGCCATTCTGTCCAGCAGATATTGTAGCGTTTGAAGTAATGTTTGTGTTGTTTAAAACAATCGAGCTATTACCAGTAGCTAACGCAGCGTTAAGAGGTTGCCATGTAGGGGGAACACCAGCACCGCTTGCAGTTAAGATGTAGTTAGCCGTATCAGGAGCATTGTTGGCATATACCGCTTTTTCTGAAGGGTATGTAATAAATACATCTTTAGAGCCAGCTAATAAAGTAACAGTTGCGTTGCCATTACTAGAAGCAAGAATTACGTCACGAGATAAGGATGTGTTAGCAGAATAGTACGTGCCAATACCTACTTCCCACTCTGCGGATGATTGCGCAGCAATGGTGTAGTATGTTTGATTACCATTTCCAACTACGGCAAAAGACTGATAGCCTGTTTGAGCGCCATCCAGTACCAACGTACCATTATTAACGGTATTGCTGGTTTCTTTTACCCTATCAAAGACAACAAGAGCCATTTAAAGCTCCTGTTAAGCAATACGAATAATTGCGTTGCTTGCGTCTGCAGTTGGGAAAATGATTGTAAATGTACCGTTAGTTGCAGTCTTATCGCCACCAAAAGCCAATGAAGCAACAGCAGTATTAGCAGTGCTGTTATAGATCAAAGCGCCGTTAGCAGTGATGTTTGCATTGAACCAAGAGGTATTAGCAAAAGACATAAACGCTACGTTACCAGTATTAGTTGGGCTTGTGCTAACTGTCAAAGTGTTGCCACCTGCAGTGTAGTTTGAACCTGAACTAGATACTTCGCCAATAGATGTATAAGCAGTTGTTGCGTTGCTTAATACAGCAGAGCTAGTATACAAAGCGAGTTTATAAACAGTGCCGCTGGTAGATACCAGATTTTGTTGACCGCTAAGGATTTGCACCTTGAACGAATCGCACATTCCTTGAGTAATTGCCATTTGTTGCTCCTAAAATTAAGGGTTTACTGCGATTTTTGCTTGTCCGTCTCTGTAAGCGTCTCCACGCTCTAAGCCGGTTCCCAAACGATTTAACTGTTGCATTGCTTCATTATACTTAGCATTATACGTTGCTAACATATCTGCTTCACCCTTCATGTAGGTATACGCCTCAACGAGGGAACCATAAAGAAGAACAGGAGCGTAATTGTCACCAAGCCAGGAGGTGCCAGCAGTAACAATAGATTCTGGATAGTAAAAATAGTGCAGCTCTGCGCCGTAATTAGCATCAGGGGCTGGTCCAAGTAAGAAAGTAAGCTCATTTGGGTCGTTTAACCTGGACCCAAATAGTGCATAGTAACGAGGCAAGCCAGTATCGTTTGGGTTTGGGTATGACTGACGAATAAAGTTAACGTCTTTATTAAGCAAATATTCATAGCTACCATCTGTGTTAATGATTGCTAATGAGTATGTAGACAGGTAGTCATTTGGGCATGCTAAATACTTACTGGTGCTAGAGCAGTTACCTGTAACGTTTTTCCGCAAAGAAGGAATCTGCACCGAGTTATAGATGCGCTCTTCTGCTTGCTGAATGAAGGTATTAATCTGGGTAACAGCATTGACGTTAGTCTGGCTACCCCCAGTAGATACCTGCACAAACGTATCTGGGAACTGATTCTCAGTGTACGTCTGTATTTGCGAAAAAAGTTCTTGGTAATTCATTACGCCATTGGGCCTCTAGTTTTGATGCCTTTAGTAGCGGCACCGTAACCACGCATAGTTTTTTCACCGTGCTTGTTTTCTGCGCCATAGTTGCCTTTGCTACCAGCACCTAAAGAAATATTAGCTTCGTTATCCCATTTACCAGGTTTAACTACAGCAGCTTTCTCGTCACCGTTAGGGTTAGTCATTGGTTGCTTGTACACACCAATATCACTACCACCACCTGATGGATACTTGAAGCCAGTGTAAGCGCTAGCGTCTTTGTTCTCTTTAGCGTGACCTAACGGATATGAATCCGCTGGGGTCGCTTTTGTAAAATCGTTCTTAGCCATGATTAGCCTTACTTTTGGTAGTTAGCACGAGCTAAATTGCGTCCTACTGCACGCATAGCTTCGCCTGTTACGCCTTTAGAGCCTTTTCCTGACTGGATCTTAGCTGTTGGGCCTGAATCACCAAGGTTTTTACCCTTAGTTTTACCTTTTTTCTCTACGCCGTTAGCGCCTGATTTGAATGACATATTAACTCCTAAGTTATATCTACTGTTACTGTACCAACCTGTCCCTGCCCTATCAAGTCATTTGGCGTTAAAGCGCTGTCAAAATAACTTGCTCCACCTACTGGATTCCAACCCCACTGGAAAATCCTACTACCCATCTCTGGACCACCTAAGCCATCAGGCCCAGCCCCAGTTAAGTTAATTTGTAACCCGTTTGTACCAGACTGGAAATAACTCACATCTGGTCTTGGTTCCCGTACTGCTTGTGGGTCATCCACTGGGTACATACCTAACTGCAACTGCGGTTGATCTGGATCCCAGCAAGTAGGGCAGACCTTGATATTGTACATCTTAGTCTTAAGTACTTGCTTTTTTAACTGCTTTAATTTATACCTCTGTGCGCACCTGTCGCACTCTGCAATTGCATACTTGCCGGATGAAAATTTTGATGGCATTCATAACCTCAATAGAACATTTCACGTGGCACAAAGCGGATAGAAGCCTTTTCACGGTCTTCGTCGGCTGCCAACTGGAACTGCTCTTCATATGCGGCTTTTAACGCTAATACACGATCCCCAGGTACTTCTGGCTTTTTCATAGCAATATAGTAAGCTAAACCAGCTACCATACATGGCAGGAAACGGAACGGAATATCTTGTTGTGTAACACCAGTGCCAGCATCCTGGATACGGCGTAAGCGCCAGTAGACAAACATATACTGATTGCCAGGGGCATTAGGGGTAGGCCATACGTTGATGCTTGGCAGGTTTACGTTAGTAATTGCTGCGCCAGTTGTATGTGCGGCTGCAGTAGTACCGTTCTGTCCACGAGCACAGTTAATTAACTGGTTACCGTTGACGTTGGCATAATAAATAGTCTCGCTACCAATGCTAATAAAGCCGTTTGATGCAACCTCAGTAACTGAAGTCAGTGTAATAGTTGTATCAGAAGCGCTAATAGAGCCGTCTAGGAGGGCCGTGGTAGGGTTTGTTTGCCCTGATTGACGGTTGATCCATACTTGGATCGGACGACCCTGTGCCAGTTTGTTTGGCAACGTAGAATAAGTAGACTCAGAGATACGGGTAATGTTAATGTCGGATTGGTTTGTTGTACCGTTGTTTGTACGGATTACTTGATCTAACAAGTCAATAGTATCTACTGGGAATGGGTATGAAGCCTGCCCAGTCACCATCGGAATCTGACCCTGCTCAATAGTCCACAGGTTAATACCACGATTAGCCCACTCGATAGTCATCAAGTTTAATGAACGGCGAGCAGTACGTAGGTCATATCCCGTGCGAAGCTCTAAGCCTGCACGTTCAAATGCCTCTTCAACTAGATCATTAAGGTCTAGATTAAACGCTGTTGCGCCGCTAGTTGCCATTACTTAGCCTTTTTTGTACGTACAGTTTTAGCTGCCACAGCAGGCTTTTTAGTCCGTGTGGTGGCTTTCTTTACAGCCGGCTTCTTTTTTGGTTCTGGGCGTGGGTCAAAATCTTTTGACACATCAGGAAAAGGCCATGCAGTAATTTCTTCCTGTGGCTTTTTAAACAACCCTAGTACCCAAGTAATTAGCTTGTTCATTTTTTTGCAGCTCTCATGTTGTCGATCAGGTTTGGGTATGGGCGTCCGGCAGCTTTGGCAGCAGCTTTAGCTGCGGTCTTCTTAGCAGGGCTTAGTTTCTTAGGAGCGCCTAAATCTTTAGGGCGTTTTTTATCCCAAACTTTTCCACCTTCAGCATACTGAGTAAAGTCAGTATTATCCCTACGAGCCTTAGTTTTGGCTTTAGGCATTTTAGAAGGGGCAATGTCACCCATACCACGAGAAGCTCTCATACCATACGACCTTTTGTTTTACCACGTTGGGCGCAACCATCAGCACGGGCTGAAGCAGAACCACCTTTAGAGAAGCCCATAGCGCCTTTGACTTTTTCAAAACCAGACTTAACTTTTTGCTTGAACTGTTCGTCCTTAGCTTCCATCTGCTTTTGTGCTTCACGCTGCTCGCTCTCATACTTGGCATAGCCTTTCTGATTTTTAGCAGTTTCTGTGTCGTTGACGATCTTACCTTCTTCGTCTTGTTGTAATGGTTTTCCCATAATTACATCTTTCCGCCACCGCACATAGCGATCATAGTACCTTTGGTTTTGCCTTTAACTGCGCAGCCATCAGCACGAGCAGATGCAGATCCGCCTTTAGCCATTTTGTGCATGCGCTTTTCGTGGGAAGCTACTTCTTGCTTAGCCACTTTTTTCATCATTGGCATGTCTTCTTTAATATCATCATGTTTCATATGTCCACCTTCTTTAAATAGTTTTGATTTACCGTGATCTGTACTCGGTTTTGCTACTTTTTGTAAGTCTACACGACCAGCATCAGCCTTGTTAAACTCTTTTGCCACATCTACTGATATACCAGCTTTCTTAGCAAACGCAGGGTTGTGCGCTGCAGCAGCCATAAAACGAGCTTGTTTTTTACTTGTTGATGGCATCTTTTTTCCCCATCCAGCCTTGAACGGTTTTTGTTTCGTATATACGAATAGCCGTCCAGACTATAGTAAATAATGCGGCAATAGAGGGCAACATATCAACCAGTGTTCCTAGTACTGTTACTACAGATAAAGCATCCACTATATGCTTTACTGCTTCGTCCATGTGGTCAAATGGGTCTTTCATTAGCACTTCCACCTTTTCAAGCTAGCAGCTTTACGAGTAGGTTTACCATTCTCGTCCTTCATTGGGCCTGGCATACCAGACATACGTGCGCAAAACGACTTCTTACGAGGACCACCTTCAGGCTGTGGAGCCTTTAGATTAGAGCCTGTAGCAGCATTATACTTTGCACGACCCTTAGCTGTAAGCCCAGCACCTTTCGATACTGGGAGCTTTTCGCCACGTCCGACTGCTAGAGAGACGCCTTTTTTCTTAGCCATAAAAAGCAGTAATAGCGGATACGTTGGTTAATGAAGCGTAAATGTTTGTATCAAAACGAACACCTTCGCCAGGCAGTAAAGTATAGATAGTAAAGCTATCGCTTGTGCCAACATCTAATTCAACTAAAGTA